CCAGGTCGTTGTAGATGCTGGCCGGGGCGGGCGGGCTGGCATCGGCGTTTTCGGTGATAGTGCACCCAGCGTTGATGATACCAAGCGGCTGGCCTGCGCCAGTGCCTTGCAAGAAGGCATACTCGGTATACCACTTGATCGCGCCGGCAAAGCCCATCTCACCGGCCAGGAAGCTTTCCAGGCCGATAGCCGAGTCGTCAAGCAGCTCATCAGTGGTGCGGCTGTAGCAAATCAGCTTGCGGGCCGTCAGCGTCACCTGGCGGAAAGTCGGTTCGCTTTGCGTCTTGGTTCCGCCTTCTGAAGTCCAGTAAGCCTGAATGCCACCGAACCAATGCGGAACGCCGGCGGTGGTGCCGGTCTGGTCAATCACGGGGATACTTAGCGTGCGGCGGCGCATCGGCAAGCGAGTAGCGCGGGCCGCTACGGGGGTTTCCATCGGAGAAACGCTGTAAAGCTGGTTGAGGAACTCCGGGGGAACCAGGAAGCCGCCGCGGGCGCCAACAGCGCCGGTCATGGTGGCTTTTTCCTCGGCGGCAAAACCGCTCTGCCCGGCCTTGCCATCCCACTCGGGTTCTGCGTCCTCTTGCAGTTTCTTCAATTCGGCCATGTTGACAGGGCCGCGATAGCGGGTATCGCCGGCGCGCACAACATCCAACAGCCAGTGGCGGAACTTGCGCTCGGGCTGCATGGGGGTGGGCGGGTTGGGATTGGGTTCGCTGCGTGCAAAGCTCTTCGCTGCGTACAGTTCGGCCTCGATCTCTTTCATCTGGGCTGCCTCTGCCTTCAGGCGCTTTGCATCTTCAAGCATAGCCGGAACCATCGCGCGGTCTTCCGCGGTCGATTCGGCATTGGAAAGGATCGCCTTCGCCTGTTCAAACAGCGCGGTAGACTTTCCGATCAATTCTTCAGTGTTCGTCTTGTTCATTGCTAAACCTCCAGTTCAAGCAATTCGATGTCAATAAGTTGCAGCATACGTTCGCTCTCAGACATTTTACTGTCCGGGGTGGGTGCCTCTGGAGGCGGCCCGGCCTTTTGTTCGTTATCTGCTGTATCAGCCATCATTTCTTCAGGCTGCGTTTCTTCGTCTTCTTCCTCATCCATCGACCATTCGATACCCGCCTCAGCCAGGGCCTCGCGGAGCATCTGGACAGCAGTCAGGATGCGTTCTCCATTGCGCCGGCTCAGTACACGGCCAGCCTTTGGCGTGTCTGTGCTATTGTGGGCGGCTTTGGCATAAGCGCCGTGGCCGCCTCCGGGATAACCAAACTTAAACGGGATGCGCTCAGTTCCCCATATCAGGTACAGGGTATCGAAGATAATTTTTACCTTCGGAACTTCCAGGGTTGGGGTTTGCGCCTGCGGATCAAGATAGCCCAGGGTCAGGTGAGGAACGAAACCGTGGTTTTTGTAATTCTTATTCCCAAGTGCATCCACGAGGTGCATTCGGAACATGGCAATTTCGGGGCTGTCGTAAATTGCTACCAAAGCATGTTCGCTGCCATTCTCGAAGCGGGCATAGCCGTTGATCGCGCCAGACACCTGGTCGATACCGCATGTATTAGCAAATGCCCCAAGCTGCTGGACAACTTCGGCTTTGTCGAGGTTATCTTGCACAGCATTGCCCAGATAACATAAAGTCAGGTGAATATCGGGTGCTAGAAGACCACCAGGGTAGCTTTCTGCAAGCTGAACCGCCGTCTCTACGGGCGGATAGAAGGCGACCATAACCGACAGGCCATTTTCGTATTCCTGTTTGGTTTCCATGCGCTCGGGCATATCTTCTTTCTTCGGCTTACCCTCCGCCGCGTACAGCGCGGCAATTTGCGCCTGTGCCTCATCTTCGCTTTCGTGCTCTCCAAGCGGCTCACCGGTTGGTTCACCGTCTGCGTCCAACTTGTAGACGCGCCAGGCGCCATCTTCCATAATGGCCTGGTAGGGTTTCATCTCTTCGCCCATTTCTTTTGCCCCCAGCGTCATCGTAGCAGGATTCATTCCCCAGATGACAGGCGAGTATTCAAACAATTTCAATGTGCGCAAATTACGCACGCTGCGCCCCTCGGAGACATTCTCGTAGTCTTTATCCAGGGCATCATAGCCGAAAGACCATTCTTCGAGCGCGCCGGTCTTAATACGCTCAAATGCGCCTTTCCCCTCGGGGGTGTTCATCAGGAATTGTGTTTTGCAGTACAGCGCCCCGGTTGCCTCTGGGTATTGCGCCAAAAGAGAGGCGGGCAATTCGTCGCGCCGTAATTCGCGCATTTCCAGGGGCTTGCCGATAATACGCAAAACGGAGTCGGTCTTGTGCTGGTCAAGTACGCGCACTTTTCCGCCGCGCTCTGCCAGGGTCTTGGTGAATGCGCCATTGTGAATGCGGTCATCCCCCAAGTCAATAACGCCCATGACGGCCACAATGTGTTCAACAATGCCCTGGTCTTCATCAGTGCTCAGAACAATAGCCGGAAATTGTTTATGCTCCATTGGCACATCCTCTGATTTTTGTAATTGTCTCTGTTTGCTCTTTGCCCAGGTCTGCCCAGGATCGCCGCCCCATAATGCCCAGGCAATGCGCCCGTTGGATGGGTAGCCATCTTCGCTGGGTCGAAAGCCTTGCGCTTGCTTATCGACTTCGTGGCGGGCAAAAAAGCTCACCATACGACCGATTGTATCGGGTGACAGGTTTTTCTTATTGGCAATATCTCTTGCCCTGGCAATTCCAACGGCAGTGCCGCCGCGCCCGAATTCGCTACGCCAGTCTAAACCGCGCTGCGCCTCGGTTGCCATTTCGTCAGTAGGTGTCAAGTCAATATCTGCCATAAGTAAATAAAAAAGCCCGTCCATTTCTGGCGGGCTTTGTTGCGGGCCTGATTGCCGTTTAGCCGGGCGATATGCGAGGCTAGACTATACGCATTATAGCACAGTTTTTATTCCGAAGAAACATTCTTTGCAGTTGCCCCACAATCTTTGCAGGTTATGGAGTCGTCGCCTGCATTGTATTGCAGAAACACAAGTTTCTCGAATGCTGTTTTTGCCCTGTCTTTTGCGGCGTCTATGCCAGCAACATATCCGAAGGCAAGTCCGATGAAAAACACAAAAACAAATAACATCAAACATCTCCTGTCCGCTTCGTTTCTTGCGGCCCAAGCGTCTGGCGCTGTTCTATCCGCGCCTTGGCTTTCAATTCTTCGATACGCGCCTCAACCGCGCGCAGTTGGGCCAGCAACCCGCGCCGGGTTTCTTGGTAGTAAGCCAGTTCTTTTTCGAGGTCTGTCATACGGTATGTAACTCCAAAATATTGAATTCGGCCTGCATCGGGGCGCCGCATATTTCGCAGTGCTTCCCGTAACTCTGTATTGACATATTGCAATACTGGCATTCAACATAGCATAGACCATCGGAGTCTTGCCGATATAATTTCGGTGCCATTCCTATCAAGCCCCTCATGTTATCACCGATAATAATTATCGGTGTGTATTTATACATTGGGGCCATTTCAAAAGAGCATTTGTCCCGCATACCATACAAAAAAGTTCGACTTGCGTCATCTGTCTCTTTCAGGAGCAGCTTGTACATGTCAAGCGTCATGAATATTGAGTATCGTTGTGTGTCGCTCACGCTATTCATGTAATCCAAACCGCGTTCAATTCTTTCGATCACGGCAGGAATAGGATTAAGCCCAGCAACATCTTTATACGTTGGAACTGGCTTGCGCCCACGCATAACAAGATTCACAGCAACAACCGCCATGATAGAAAGCATAAACGTGATTGCCCAATCTGAAGTAGTCATTTCATATCTCCTGTCATTTCTTGTCCACTGTAAATGCAAAACCAACGGTTCTGTTCTTGTCGATAACTACGGGCAGTCCGAACATCTTTTCGCCGTCTGCCAGTTCTGAGTATTCGCCATACTTGGCAAATTGGTATTCAACCGCCGCCGCAGGCGATAGAAGTATTTTACCAGGAATAAATCCGGCGTCTCGGATGGCTTGCAGCGAGGTGGTAATTGAGATAAGGATGGTTGTCATATCAATCAAAAACAGGAGCCTCTGCACAGCGGCACTGAATTGTGTTACCCGCACTGCCTGCCGGATCGCCGGGATACATCAACTGTTCACCGCCCACAATAAACGGGGCATCGATAGCTACTATCTGCCCATTGGCCGCCGCGTGTTCGGGCCTTTCGCGCCCGTCGATAGCGGTCAGCCACTCTTTGCGCGGCGCGCCGAATGTCTTGAATATCTCTTGGCTGGAAGAATTGCTGCTGCGCTGAATTTCTGTGCGCGCAATCATTTCTGTCCTATAGGCCGGCGTCCTGTCCGTAAACCAGTCGAAGTCATCATCGGTTGGCAGTTCCCCTGAAATGTAACGCTCAAATAGTGCATCTAGCTGCGCTTGCACCTGGGGGATACTTGCGCCGTCGGCCTGTGCGCGTGCCATGATCTGGGCAATATTGCCTTTGGTGGTATCGCTTACCTCTTGCGCAAAAGTAAGCACATATTGATTGAACCAATTGCGCGCCTCCAGGTTTTGCACATCGAACTGCATCCCCAAAGCCGTGCTCCACCGCTTGCCGGTTTCAACAACCACGCCGCGCACCAGGGGTATAAACATAGCGCGCCACTGTTCCTCAGATTGACCGTCGAAATAGGCGTATAGATCGTCTAACACTTCGCGCCAGGCAATAGACGCTTTACGTTGCAGGGCCTTTTTCTTCGCGCCGGCTACAATAGCGCTGGCATTGCGATAGTCCAGACGGAACGCTTCGCTCGCCCGCTCGCGCCACTTGGGGGTATGCCGGGTTATCATGGCATCGTGGGCGCGCACGATCTTGCGCTGCGCCCGCGCGTCAAGCGCCTTACGCTCAGGCTCTACATAATAGCCAAGCTGCGCAAGGCGGTGTAAGACAGAGTCTAGGACGGCGGCGAGAGTCACTATTCGTATTCCACCCAACTCCACTTGCCGGGGGCAAAAGTTGCTATTTCATCCGCCCCATTATAGATATGCAGGAAACCGCTCTCGGTGTCAGTTATCCATTTTGCATTGGCATAGTAAAGATCAACGCTATCCAGGGCATAAACGTGCACAAGCGGTTCGTCATCTTGCGCGTCCTCGTTTACCGCCAAAGCCGGTAATGACGCGGTTACGCGTTCTATTGCTTCTTGAAGTTCTTTGAAGTCCATTATGCGATCTCCTTTGACAAGATCATACCATACACGCTACTTTTTGTCAATCGCCATTCGCGCCAACTTGATCTCGTTGGCAAGTTCCATCAGCGCCTTTGCCCGGTCATCGGTGGTTGCCGTTTCGGCCTGTCCGGTTGCGGGCAACTCTGGCGCACTTGCCCCAATGGGGATCATATTCGCCGGCATATAGACTACCTGCCCATCGGGTAACTCTGGCAATTTCAGCCCGACGACTTCGGCGGCGATATTTTTGGGTATGCCATTCTGGACAAGCTGTGTCCAGGCAACGACCATGCCGGGGATAGAACGCTGAAGGGCCGGCACGTCTGAATAGTCGTAACCGACAAAGCCGCCGTCCTCGCTGGTCAGGTAATAGCGATAGGCCTCCTGAAAAAGCCGCATTTCCCCAAGCATCCGATCTTCCCAGAAAGCGCTGCGCGCCTGTTCGTAGTTGCTGTAAGTGCTGCGCGCCAGGCCAACGCGGGAACCAATCAGAATCGGAGGCACGCCCAGGGTTGAAAGGATACGGGTCTCATTGCGTTCGTCAAGTGTCTCGAAACCCATCTCTTCAAACGACAGGCTAAGACGCTGATACTCCGCGCCCTGGTCGAGCACGCCGATGTCTGTCCAGTTATCCACGCCGCCGTAAACTTCACGCCAGCGCTCTTTGATCTGGCCGATGACGGCGTTATCAAGAGGCACATTGAACTTGAGAATACCCGGCGGCATTGCGCCGCGCTCAAAGAAAATTTGCAAGTATTTTGTTACCTGGTTATCCACATCGGCAGAACGGGCCGCGGCTGCCAGTTGTGACAGGCCGTAGCCTTCCCCGTCTAGCGCGTCCATTGGGTTGGGCATTTTGACATGGATCATATCTTTCGGCAAAATGGGCACGCCGTCGCGCTCACCAAACCCCTCGGGCACATACAGATAGCCAATACGCTTGCGTCGGTCACGATCTGGAATGATACGCACACGCAAGGGGTTAAGAGGATAGAGCGCTGCCGGTACGCCGCGTTCGCTGTCTTTCCGGTCAACGTAGGTATACGCGTCGCCGGCCACGCACAAGGAAATTTCCTGCCCCATCTGATACTCGGGCCACGACATAGACGGGTTTGGCATTTGCACCAGTTTAGCCAGCGGGTGGCTGGGCGCAAGTGGCTCAGGGTTGTCTGGCATGCCCGAATAGGCGCGCATAGCCGGGATGCTTGAGGCAATGGCTTTATACATGATGGCTGAATAAATCAGGCTGTTGGACGCAAAGCCATTCTCGAGATACGCTTCGATGTCCACAAGCGTCCATTGAGCGTTACCAAGCCGGAACTCGGGCCACTGGTAAGGCGCCTGCTTATAGCCCCGTGCCATTGGGTAGCCCTCTCGGAATACTTGCAATGCCGCTTTCACGCGTGTTGTCAGGTTTGCCATAAATTCACCTATGCGAAATACACACCACCGCTCCCAGCGGCATTAATAGCCAAAGCCCACGCCCAAAACTTATCTGCGTGGTGCTGTTCGTTGCCTTCCGTGTCAAAAATATTGTGTTTTGCGGCACTAACTTTTTTCCGTATTGAATGCAATTGATAAGCAAAGTCTCTGTCTTGCGGGATGGGCACATTACTGCGCTCGGCCTGTGTCCTTGCACCCACCGCCCAAAGCTCTTTGCTTTGATTGGTGAAGTCCACACCGCGGGCAATGCTTCCGGTAATGCGCTGCAAGTTTTCGGCCAATTGCGCGCCGATCCCGTTTTGATCCACTAAGACTTTCGTAAACGGTAACATTCTTATAATATCTGCAAAACACCTTTCCTGGTCGTCGTACTTTACCCGGTCGAGGCTTATCATCATCCGTAATGGTAGCTGTCCAGTAGTTGACTTACCCAGGATCACAAACTCAGAGAGGTCATGCTTACGACCGATGTCAATACCACCGCATAACGCCGGCTCAATGCGATTGTATTTTATCGCATTGTTGATCTTACCGAGCAGCACAATCGCCTCATCCGTGCTTTTTGCGTGCCACCACAGCAAGTCTGCCTGTTGGTTCTGCCGGATAATATCCCAAGATAACCAGGATACCGACTCGTCAACTTCAGCGCATTCATATTCTTGCTGGAAATCTTCGACAAACATATTCTCGAAGATACCAACCAAAACATCGCTTCCAAACTTGTACACGCGGGCGGCAGTGTCTAACGTGGGCGCTTCCAACTTTGCCGCCTGTACATCCTTGCACAATGACCGGATCACCCACCAGGGGAGCGTTCTGCGC